TTTATGTAACCCTCGTTAGCCATTTTTCAACACTCCATGTAATACTCCGCGACACGGCAAAGCCGACCATAGCGGTTGCGGCGGGTGACCATGCGGGAGGCTACCGGGTAGCCTTTCCGTTTGAGGTCGGTGATGCGGGAGGCAAGGCGGCTGCACCCAAAATCTTCCAGAGCGTCCAGAGCGGTAAGTGTGCCGCCGGATTCCAGCACGGCTAAAATCCGGTCTATCTGGGAGGGGATGCGTTCTTTATCGTCATTCATGGCAGCACCTCAGAACGGCAGATCGCCGTCATCCTCAATGAGGGCGTAGTCTGCATCGGGTTCGCCCTGCGACAGCTGCAAGGTGGCTGCGGGACGCTGCGCGGCGTTCTGCGGGGCGGGGCTGGTACTTTCCTTACTGCCACAGAAATTCACGTTCTGAGCCACGATTTCAACGGATGTGCGGTTCTGGCCGTTCTTGTCCTGATAGCTGCGCGTCTGCAAGCGGCCATCAATGGCAATCAGCGCGCCTTTTGGAAAATATTTGCAGACAAATTCTGCGGTCTTGCCCCATGCGGTGACATCGAGCCAGTTCGTCTGGCTCTGGCCGCTGGCATCCTTATAGCCGGAATCGTTGGCGATGCGGAACGAACAGACGGACTTTCCACTGTTCGTGGTTTTGAGTTCCGGGTCTTTGACCATGCGGCCAATGATAGCAACAACATTCAACATAGGTTAGCCCTCCAAATAGTTTTTGTAAAAGCGGCGGCGGAAGTCGTCGTGGTTCCAATGGTAGTAGGCTTCGGCAAGCATTTGGCCTTGTTTGTGGTAGTTGTCTTGCAGGTTGCCGCTTAAATGAATGGCGGCGTGGCAGGCGGGGCAAACGTTGACCCAAAGGCCCAGAGCCTTGCTTGCGCTGCGGCGGGAACCGCCGAAAATCTCATGCCGGGCGGTTTCCCCGAATCGGTCACAGCTAAAGCAGCGGAACGACTTGTGTGTGAACAGCGACGGTGCATAGCCGTTCTTGTCCAGCTTAACGCCGTATTCGTTATACTTTTTCTGGCGCATCGTCTGTCAGTCCTTTCAGTTTTGCGATTTCTTCCGGGGTCATGGTGGGGATGCCCTGCTGCTGGCACTCCTGCACGATCAGTTCAATCAAGCGGTGCATCTGTGAGTGGTCGAACTGGGAAGAACCGTACCAGCATTGCAGGTTGTAAAAAGTTCCCTGCGGGGTGGTCATTTCATCGAGTTTATGGACTTGCCAGCCCTCGCCCTTGCTCTCCCAGCCGTTCTTGAATGCCTTTGCAGCATCGGCGCGGAGGGTGACGATGGCTGAGCTGCCGCCGATGTCGCGTATCAAATCGCGGTAGATGTCCAACACAGGGCGGTTGATTTTGGCGGCAAGCTGATTCATGAGCGCCCAGGCGTAGGCGTTGGCGGATAAGCTACGCTTTTGTGAGGCCGTGCCTATGACAGCGGCAAGGGGCTTGCCCTCGTCAATGACAGCGCGGGCCTTATCGCAGTCAGAGGGAGAACATTCCAGCGTGATTGTGTTGCCGATCACAACGGCGGTTTTTATGGAGATTTGCTGCTTCATTTCCACGCCTCTGCAATCTGCTGGCCCTGCTTCCAGTCCTCTGCCGTGAAGTCCTTAGAGGACTTGCCGATGGTTTCTGCGATGAGTTTCCACGCGTCGGCTTCATCGGCGTTGTTCTTCTGACAGTAGGATTTGACAGCACGCTGGCACTCGGCGCGGGCGGCGAGGCGGGCGGCGGCGGGGGTTGGCTTTTCCTGCTGCGGTGCGGGAGGCTGCCCCGGCTCATCTTCATAACGTTCCTTAAATTCGTCGGCTTCGCTATCGGAATAGATGCCGTCAAACGCAAGTTTACAGATTTTCAAAACAACACGGTCAAACAAGCGTTTGTATGCCATTGCGTAAGGGTAAGCGTTCTTACAGTTCTGCGCGGATGCTTCGCCAACTTCGTAAATCCCCTGCTGCTTGTTGGCGTAAGTGAACACAAGAGAGTTTCCATATCCAGATTTATCAACGGATACGCAATCCGGGTTGAACTTGTCTTTTTCTGGCATGTTATCGTTAATCTTCAAGCAGGCGTTGTGGCTGATAATCAAGCCGGTGTACATCATTTTGCCGGTTTTGGTCTCGTTCATTAAAATCCAGAAATCAGACTCTTTTAGGTACGGTCTATCATTGATGGCCTTTAATGCTTTGTCTCGGCTTGCAATGTATTTTGTGCTCTGGATAACAGGGACCTCTTGACGAGATTTAATAGAATACTCCGTCTTTTTTTCGTTAAACATTAGATTGCTTCTCCTTCCGGGTCGGGGGTGGTCAACTGGATGCGGTAGCAGGCAGCTGGCGGCGGGGTGGTGCAGGGCTTGCGGGTCTTGAGGTCACAGAAGTAGATCGGAATACCGTCTGCCAGAAAATAGGTGCTGTTCAGGCCGTATTCATGCTTTGCGAAAAGCGGTACAAATGCGCCGATGCTCTCGGAATAGATGCGGCGGGCAGCCTGAACGGCGTTGAAATAGCCAGCGCTGATGCCCTTTCTAGTTGGGATGAACTCGGCAAGATTCCGGCCCTTCAAAAGTGCGTGCGCCTGTTTCAGGGCGCTGATGTCGTCAATGGTCATTTCAATAGTCCTCCATACAGCGGCAATCTTCCCATGGGTCGTCCTCTTGGACATCCTCGTCTGGAAAGTCGTCGGGGTTGTAACACATATCACAGCCGATAATTTGCGTACCGAATTTTACGGGGATAAAGTAGATAGTTTCACATTCCTCTCCGCAGACAGGGCAGCGGGGGTGGTGGGGTTCGTCAGGCGGGAAGGGGTTATCTTGATGCCCCCAGAAGCTAGTCATTCGTCGGCCTCCACAATCTTGCCGTTTTTCAGCTTGTACCAGGTGTCAGGCTTGATGTTTTCACCGTCAACTTTAAAGCACTGTACATCTTTACGATGCCAGTCAAATTCCTCGTCTCTTTCCCATTCTGCAATCACAATCCAGCATCCTAAAGCGCCTTTAGCTTTACTATCAATGCCCAGCGCAGCAGCAACGCTTTCCGTGCCTGTAGCAGATGCCGCGCCATAATTGCCTGTAGCAGATGCCGCGCCATAATCGCCTGTAGCAGATGCCGCGCCACAATTGCCTGTAGCAGATGCCGCGCCACAATCGCCTGTAGCAGATGCCGCGCCCTGATTTCCTGTAGCAGATGCCGCGCCATAATCGCCTGTAGCAGATGCCGCGCCACAATCGCCTGTAGCAGATGCCGCGCCCTGATTTCCTGTAGCAGATGCCGCGCCATAATCGCCTGTAGCAGATGCCGCGCCACAATCGCCTGTAGCAGATGCCGCGCCCTGATTTCCTGTAGCAGATGCCGCGCCCTTCCAGCCTGTAGCAGATGCCGCGCCATAATCGCCTGTAGCAGATGCCGCGCCCTTCCAGCCTGTAGCAGATGCCGCGCCCTTCCAGCCTGTAGCAGATGCCGCGCCATAATCGCCTGTAGCAGATGCCGCGCCATAATCGCCTGTAGCATGTTCGGAGTTTTCCGGGATGGCTTTCTCCATCGTGTACTCAACGGCAGCTTTTACAAGCCCAGCAATGCCGATTTCTGCTTTCACAGCAATCTTCCTGCCGCAGCGCTTGCTATCTTCGTTGCTTTTTTTATCGCTCACATCGTCCAAATCCACCTCACAGTAGCGGCTCATGTCGCCGGGGGCGTAGTATCCAAATACATCCAGCGGGTACTCGCAGGCGTGGAAGCCTTTCTCGCACAGTTCGGCAGTGGGTTCCTCATAGGCCTTGCCGATTTCGTACTGAAAATCACAGCATTTGAGGTCTTTGTCGAAGCCTTTATACATTTTCATGGCGGGTTTCCTCCTTGAAATACAGTCCACACAGCAGATTCAGCGCCAGCACCGTGCAGACGATGCCGGGGATGTTGAGAGAACCGAGCGCAGCCAGCAGCAGCACCAAATCTGCGGTGATTGCCAGCTTGACGGCAGCGCGTTTCAGTGATACAATACAGTTAGAGCTTTTTGCGATGCTCTGTTTTTTTGCCGTTCCGGTGGTGGTGCACCGGGGCGGCGTTTTTGTTTTGGTCATCATTCTTTGATTTCCTCCCATTCAAAGCGGCCATTGCCGGAGTTGCGCCACTGGCCCAGGCCGCGCTTCGTGCCGTAGTTGAGGCACTCGCGAACCATGTCTTCAAGCTTAGGGTCGAGACATTCGATTTCAAATTCTGCGGTTGCTCCGGCGGGCACGATCTCGCTCTTGGCGATGCTGACACGTTCGCCCATCGGGGTCTGTGCCCGCAACGGGCGTTCGCAGTAGTCCATCTTCATGCCGTGCAGGTCGTAAAGAATCTCGCGGGGGTAGACAAAAATCAAGCCGTCGATGGCCTGTTTATATGCCTTGATGGCTGCGCAAACCTTTCCGCCTGCATAGCCAGCCTTGTCAGCTTTGGCGAGCATTTTGCAGCTGTCCTTGAACATGCCCTTTACTTGATAGTCGTACAGGAACGGCGTTCCGTCAGTGGTTTTGGGAAATACGGTGACGCGGTCTTCGGCGTTCTGGGCCTTGATATTGTCCACTTCTTCGGCGGTGAGGTCGCCGGTGGGTGCCTTTCTGGCAATGTAGGTTGCGAGAAGTTCTTCATTGCTGGGGGATGAACCGAGAACTTCTTCTAAAAGGGTGATTTTTACTTTCATGGTGGTTGTCTCCTTTTTAAATAAAATCGGTTGCTTTTCGGTGCCTTCGCGTCGAATCTCAATGCTATGCCTCTGCCTTGAGAAGCTGATCTGAACTATGCCATTGCTTTGCAAGACCTCGCTTTCTTTGCCATCGCCATGCGATGCAAAGCGCTGCCCTGCTTCGCCTTTGCTGTGCTATGCACTGCCATCGCAATACATGGCTACTCCTTATCTTCGCCGAGCAAACTGTGCCGATGCTGTGCGCCGCATTACTTGACCGTGCGTTTCCATCGCCTTGCCAATCTTTGCTTTGCCTCCGCCTTGCCAATCTTTGCCTTTGCTTCGCGCTGCCCTGCTTCGCCGCTGCGACGGATCGCGGTGCATTGCCACTGCTTATCGGTGCGATGCCGTTGACATGCGCGGCGTGGCAAATCATCGCAACGCCGTTGCGGTCAGTCAGCTGAGGTGCTTTTTTGTTTACAGCGCATTTCTTGCGAATTCGTCCAGCGTGACGCCGAGAACGGAGGCGGCGCGGGCGGCTTCATCCAAGCGCCAGGGGGCGCGGCCTGTTGCACGCATTGTGACCTTGCCAGCCGGAATCCCGATGGCCTGCGCCAGCTGCAATTTGTTGTAGCCGTGGGATTTGATGAAGGCTGTAAAAACAAGGGGGGATTTTACGGTGGCGGGCATGGGGGTTACTCCTTTCTTAAAAGGTCGTCTACGGTGCAGTTGTAGAGCTTGGCGAGGGCGGGCAGCTTGCCGATTGCGGGGTTGGTGACGCCAGTCTCCCAAAAATAAACCGTTGCGTCAGAAACACCCATTGCGTCCATGACCTGCTTGACCGTGAGGCCCGCTTTTTCGCGCAGGCGCTTGTACTGCGTGTATTCTTTCATTAGAACACCTCCTTAAACTTAGTTTTATATCTTGACAACTAAGCGGAGATTAGTTATTATTGAATTGCAAGAACAATAATTTTCTAAAGACCGCATATTTTGTGGGCTTGGCTTTTGCTTTGCCCGTCAAGCTATGCTTCTATTATAACTAAGCAAATCTAATTTGTAAATAGGTTATTGACATTTTACTTAGATTTGGTTAGTTGCACAAAATGGGGGCGTTTTGCATGGACGTAATTGACAAATTGAATTATTATTTACAGGAATGTGGAAAGACCGGAGCTGATTTATCGCGTGATTTGGGCCTTTCCAATGCAACGTACAGTAATTGGAACACTAAAAAAACAAAAATCGCAAAGAGAAACCTGCCGCCTATTGCGGAATGGCTGACAAATCAGCTAGGACGAACAATAACAGTTGCGGACTTGACTTCCCAGCAAAAAGAAAACCCCACCAGCGTTTCCGCTGATGGGGTTGATGAACTTGATAAAGAGGCTTTGAATATTATGCACCAGTTACCGCCGGAGAAGCAGGCGGCGGGTCTGGCGATGCTGCGAGGGCTTTTAAATAATTGATGTAGGCTGCCTTATCCGGCAGTTGGTGAAGCATGGCGACAAATTCCTGATCGCTGATTTCCTGCATGGTCGTTCTCCTTTATATTATGTAGCTGTTGTTTATGAAAACAACTATACACTACTTATGGTTGTAATTCAAGTAGTAAATTGCACAAAAACGTGCGGGAGCGTTTTACAATCCAATTTTTGGGACGCTTCCGGCGACCGTGTTTAGGCGGCAGCTGCGGACGAATGATAACGGACATTGTAAAAGCCTCCCTTAAAATGTAGTTTGTATTTACAGTATAAGGGTGAGCTAGAGCGAAAAAGCGCGAAACGGCGCGTGGATTTAGCAGATTGAACAAAGGTGGCGCAACTGTGGATAAAATTGTATTTTGGCGGGATGATACGAACGACCATTATATACATGAAAACCCCGCGTGCCCGGAACTTCGAAAAGCCCCGAGAGTAAAAAGCGGAACGCTGGATGTCGCGCGGAAGTTGGGACGGCATGAACGGTGTCCGTATTGTAAAAATGGCGTAGTAGAATATAATGCGGATAAAGTATTAGTGTCTAAAGGTGAGCCGCGAACGATGCGGGTGAACTATGCTGTACTTATGGCATTGGCCGCAGCGTGCTTTGTGTGGGTTTTGTGCTATGGCTATTTTGATACGCAGGCGAAAATAGATACAGAAGCTATCTATAATCAGGGATACGCGGCCGCCCAGGAAAAAGCCGATGAGGTGGCAGATGAGCAGTACCGGGCCGGATATGATGCCGGAAAGAAAAGCGGCTATGACTACGGCCAAAAAGAAGGGTACAACAGCGGGTACACAAATGGATATTCCGCGGGAAAAAGCACAGCAAATTCCGCTGTTGACTATAACAGGGGCTATGACACAGGATATAAAGTAGGAGTAGCCGAAGGGAAAAAGTCGGTTGACACCAGTGCGGCGTATAACAACGGATACAACCAGGGATACAGCGACGGCGCGGCAAGCGCTGGGCAGTCGTATCAGCCCGAACAGACAACCAGCTACACGGTTTATATCACAGCGACGGGCAGTAAATATCATTCTTACGGATGTTCGTATTTAAGAAATAGCTGCTATTCTATTGATATAAACGATGCCATCGCGCAAGGGTACACTCCTTGCAGCCGGTGTAATCCGTAGAAATAAAAAAGCCCCTGCCGGTGGGACGAGCACCGACAAGGGCAAAGGGTGTCAGCATTACGCTGGCATCTTTTAGTATATAGTTAATTTGAAAGGGTGTCAAGCTATGAAAAGAACGAACACGGCGAAATGGATTGAATCAGCCCAGCGCTGGCAAATCAATGTACAGAAGGACGGCGTGCGCAAGACGTTCACCAGCGCCAAGCCGGGGCGCACAGGGCAGCGAGAAGCCAACGCCAAGGCCGACGCATGGCTTGAAAGCGGCATAGGTAGAAAGCGGTGCGGCGTGGAATCTGCGTGGATGGCTTTTTTAGACCAGAAAAAACTAATATCAGATGAAGAATACACGAAGATGGAATCGTTTGGCCGGGTGCATCTGTTGCCGCAAATCGGCAAAAAAACGGTCGCCGCTATGAGTGAGCAGGATTTCCAGTCGATTATTAACTATGCTTTCAAACACCCACAGGGGCGCGGGGCTGATACGCTGTCAAAAAAAACGTTGCAAAACTATGTAAACTACTGCAAGCAATTCGTGAAGTTTTGTCGGAAGTCAAAAATGACAACGTTGGAATTGGACGAGATAGAAATCCCGACCGCCGCCAGATGCAAAGGAAAAAGCGTCTTGACGGTCGAGAACCTGCAAACGCTGCTTACTACAGATACGACAGTTCTGAATGGGAAAGTGGTTAGAGACAGCTACATAAATTATTACAGATTCCAGGTTTTCACAGGGGTTCGGCCTGGGGAAATGCGCGGGCTGAAATGGTCTGACATTCACGGAAATTCTTGTGAACTGCACCAAGCGATTAACATCAAGGGCCAGCACACACTCGGGAAGAATCAAAACGCGCTGAGGACGGTAGTTTTATCACAGTACGCCATAGACACGCTGGAAGACCAGAGACAGCTTACAGGGCATCAAGAATATATTTTTCCGATGGCATCCATGCACACGTACTATCACCGCTGGCAGAGATACCAGCGGGTCAACGGAATGCCGGAGTTGAGCTTATACGAAATGCGCCACACGTTTGTCAGCATTGCAAAAGAGCTACCACAGGGAGACTTGAAACAGCTTATCGGGCACAGCAAGAGTATGGACACGTACAAGCAATACAGTCATTACCTAGAGGGGGACGACGAGCGGACAGCAGGGAACCTGCAAGCCGTATTTGAAAGACTGGCGAACTCAAAAAGTACACACTAAAAGTACACACTTTTTCGTTTAGAGTGAAAATGTTTGTGAAAAAGAATACGCGGAATAAACGAAATAGCGCCAAATATTTATGACTTGAATGTATGGCGGGGTGTTCAAATCCCGTCACTCCGACTTGAAAAAACGCCGTAGATTCGTTATAATCTACGGTATTTTTATTTTGCAGTACACACTTTAGTACACACTTAAAAACGCCGCCCAAAATCTGGGCGGCGTTTTGTGGTTTGATAATTAAACAATATCGAAGTCAACAATTTGAATGGCGTCCTCAAATTCTTGGGATGCCTCGTCGAGGCTGTCGAGATCGATGTCGTCGGCTTGGAAAGCGTAGACGGGGCGCAGCGTGCAGTCCGTGCCGGGCTTGACGCCGTAACCGGTATCATATTTGAAGTCGGCACATTCCCAGCTGTCCAGATATTCCTCACCGTTCCAGCCGTCGGCGGCGTAGTAGTGGCCGTTAAGCAGATAAATGGGGATGCGGGATTCAAAGAAAAAGCCGACATTTTCAATGGGTTCTGTCATGGTTGAAACCTCCTATTTTTACTTATTCTTAGTGTAGCACAGGGCGGGCCGATATTCAATCGTAGATTTCATTAAACCAGAGCGGGCCGAAGCGGTAGGAGATCACGTAGGACGGATGCAGGCGGGCGCTGTTGGAGGTTGAGACCAGGCGGGCGCTTAACATGGTAGCGCGGCAACCGGCGGCGAAGGATGCCGCCAGCGCGGCGGCGATGATGACGGCTAAAATAAATCTCTTCATGGTGGTTACTCCTTATTCGCCCGGCGGATGATCTCGGCCAGGATTTTGTGACGGTTGGCAGGGGTGGCGGGAAGCATCCAGTCGAAGTCAAGAACCATTCGCGGCTCGGTGGGGTGGCGCTTCTCGGTGGGGTTGTAGCGTCCCCAGCATCCGGCTGTGTCGGTGGCGTAAACGTCAACAGCCCAGTAAGAGGGCAGAGGGGCGGGGGTATATCCTGCCTTGTGCCAGATGTTCGGCAAGCTGTACTTGCTGCCGTCGTTGGTGCAGGCGGTAAACTCCACGCCGATGCGCTCGCCGCGCGGCGTAGTGCCGTCCAGCTCGTACAGGGTGCGGGTGGCGGCGCGGTGGTCGGTGCTTTTAATTCCGGTAATCATGGGTATTTACTCCTTTCAGATTTTGGGTTATGGGGCGGGGCTGCTGGTAGCTGTGCAGCCCTGCGAGAGTGTCAGCGGTGGACAAGTCCGTAATAGTAGTGTCGCAGGCCGTGACGGACAAAAGCCATATATAACAGCCCTTGTGCATCGCTGCTGTGCGGTTCGCCCATCAAAAAACCATTGTGACCATCGCGGCGCAGATCGCGCGGCAGGCTGTACGGCGGCAGGCAGTTGTAAAACTCGTCATAGATTTCTGCGGTGATAGCCTGACCGGGGCGGGCGTTAAAAACTCCGGTGCGTTCCCAGTCCTGCCGGGTGTAGGTGTCGGCGGTGGGCCGGTCGGCGGCCAGGTCGCAGTAGTGGTTGAACATGAGGCGGGCGTCCTCCGGGTCGTGGGTGTGGTAGCACTCAATTTCCCGGCCATCGGGGTACATGGCCATTACTTCAATATAGCCACATTCGGCGGTGAGGTCTGCCGCGTCGATGATGATCTTTCGGCCTTTCCAGGTGGTTTCGGTGTGGTGTAGGGTTTTCATGGGGGTTGCTCCTTTCAAAAGATAATAGCGACGGTGGGCTGGTAAGTCTCGGGGATTTCAAGCGCGGCGGCCATCGGGGTGTCGCGGTCTTCGTGCATCGTTGCGATCAGGTCGGAGCCGTGCCGGGTGAAATAGCTTACTTGATAGCGGCTGCGCCATCCTGCGTTACGATGATAACGCGGTCGCCGCTCTCGTACTGGATCGCGTCCGCCTGCTCGATTTGGGCGGCGGCGGCCTGCTCACGCTGCGCTGTGGTGCGCTCCCACTCGGTCGCGGACAAATCCGGGTTGATCTCCAACGGGTCGCCGGTTACGTCCGGCAGGGGCTGCGGGGTGTATTCCTTCATGGGGAAACCTCCTTTTATAAGCTGTGCAGACGGTTGAACAACTGGGACTGGCCGGCGGAGTGCAGCGCCCAGGCGGGAGCCGATGCAGGGGAAAAACCCAGAACGAAACGGACGGCGGCGGGCTGCTTGTAGTAGCTGCGGGCGCTGATGGGCTCGGCGCTGTGGATGGCAAGGCGTTCATAGCCGTTGCGGGTGGGGATGATCTCGCAGGTGACGCGGTGAAAGCTGCTGAAGCCTTTAATTTTCGTGTAAATAGTCATGGTTGATAGCTCCTTTTTTAATTTTGTAGTGGGATGCCGTCGCTTTACTGTGCGGCGGCTTAAGGTATCAGGCGGGGATCGTTTCGCGGTCGCGGGTTTGGTAGCTCTGGCCGCTGTACTTGTTGTAGATGTCCTGGTAGCTGGCCTTACGGTTCCGGCGGCTGGTGTCGCCGGTGGGGTGCCAGTAGTATTTGCAGCGGTTGGCAGACCAGCGGAAACCGAGCTTTTCAAGAGTGCGCAACCACTTGTGGTTGCTGTCGGCCCAAATCCAGCTGCCGACAACATCGAACTGCAACCCGGGGCACTTGGCGAGTTCTTCGGCCATCTTGGCGGCCTCTGCATCCTGCGCGGCCTTGGCGGCGTCCTGCGCGGCCTTGTTCTGCTGGTACTGCTGGCGGCCTTGCTTGGCCTGCTCGCTGCAGAAGCGGGGGAGCGTTGGCTTCAGCTCGTCCCACTCGGCGTTGATTTCCTGCATGTCGGAGACGCTGCCGCCGTGATCGGGGTGGTGCTTGCTGGCGAGGTCTCTGTACATTGCTGTTCCTTCGGTGATGGTGCTGGGGCGGGGGGTGAACCATTTGTAAGTTTTATAGGTGGTAGTCATTTTGTAGGCCTCCTGTTTTGTTTGGTGGTTGTTTGCTTTCGATGTCTGTATTATACATGCTAGCATGAACAATGTCAACATGCTATCATGAAGATTGGAGAAATGCACAATAATGCTAGCATGAATCTATGCAATTTGTACATGCTTGCATGATTCGGTGCTCTGTGCTATAATGTGGGTACTATACAAAAGGAGGCACGCAGAATGTCCACCGATGCAAAACGGGCCGGGAATGCGCGATACTTGGCAAAGCTCAAAACCATTACAGTTAGGATGCAGCCGGAAACGGCGGAAACCATCCAGCAGGCAGCAGCAGCAGCCGGGGAAAGCGTGAACGGCTATATTCTTGCGGCAGTAGATGCGAGACTGCAACGAGAAAATCACGATAAACCGAAAAACACTTGACAAAATCGCACTTGCGTAGTAAAATGTGTATAATGAGTGAACCGCGCGCGGAAGCTCGCTTCCTCGCGCGGTTCACTCATTATACAGTTTTAACGTGTTAACGCGAAAAATTAGGTTTCAGGCGTCCAGGCTTCGGCTTGGGCGCTTTTTTTGTTGCTTTTTAAGGCAGGAGGGCGGCAACATGGCAGAAAAAAAGGCGGCGCAGGCCGTCCAGAAGATGAGCAAAGCAGAACGCGGGGCAGCTCGAGCAAAAGAGCAAGCAGAGCGCGGAGAGCTTATCAGCAAAGCAGGCAGGCGAATGAGTCCGGCAAGCATCGCGAACCTGCAGCCAAAAACGCTAGACCAGCAACCAGCAGAGCGAAAAAGAGAGATACAGAGCGCAGGGGCAAAAGCAAGCAACGAGCTACAAGCGAAACGCCGCACTATTAGGGACATATATAACGATCTGCTGAAACAGCCTGACGACGTCAGCAGCCTAGTAGATCAGGAATTAGCAGAGAGAGCTCAAAAGATGGCCCAAAAGAGGGGCGAACCGCTGACGGTCTACGACAGCATCGCAATAGCGATGGCGGCAAAAGCGAAGGCGGGAGATGTAAAAGCGGCAGTGTTCGTGCGGGATTCTGCTGGCGATAAACCGGCCGATCAAATGGAGATCACCGCCGAGACAATGACCGACGCGGATAGAAAAATGTTGCAGAACATCCAACAGCGAATGCAAAAGAACGATGTAACGTAAAACGTGTGTTCGCTAAATAAGTATTTAGCGAAATAGTCGGGGCTTAAGGATGAAGGAAGGCAGCAGGAAGGAAGCGGAAAGCGGAAAGCCGGGAGGGGCTGCTGGATGGCATCAAGGCAGGGCCGGGGGTATATTTTTTTATAGGTAGGAATCCGGGCCGGAGGTCGGCAGGGTAGGGGGCCGGGGGTACCCCCTATGAGGGGCGGGCCGGGTCGTGCGAAGAGCGCAGCCCAGTACGAATATGTTCGTTCCCCCAGCGCGTTCAAAAATAAAATTCACCCATCCCGCCCTGGCATGGTACAAATTTCCATGTAAAATGCAAGAAAACGTGGGATTATATCGCAAACAGGAAACAAGAGTACATATACCCCCTATAAGTGAACTGTTTCCGAAATCGCAAAGGTTCCCTAAAAAAATAAAATTTTGAAATTTTGAGTTTCACGGTGCGGAGACAGTACCTCCCACTGCTTATGGGACTAGGGCCGTCCGCTTCAAGACCCAGCGGCCACAATACAAAGCGTTCTGCTACGGCAGGGCGCTTTTTTTTGCAGAATAAACCCGCGAGGAGCGGGAACGGTTTGCTAAACCGATTGGCCGTCGGTGGCGGCTGGGGTTCGTGTCCTCTGTTCTGCGCCATACACAACATGGGAGCCGGTTCGTCTAATAGGAAGGACGCGCGATACAAGGGTTCGAGTCCCTTACGGGTTGCCATGTTGTGGGTTTATATGCTGCATAGCTGACCATTTTGGTGACGTTACCAAGATGGTATGAGCGCTGCGTTCCGAAGCAACGGCGCGGCAAAGGTGCAAGGCCTGCGTGTAGCACCAATTAGCGACAAAATTTTTTGATATTTAAGGAGAAGAAAAAGATGATTATTACTGGAATGGCTCACTTTGAGAGCGTTTGCAAGAAGAAACTGGTTAACTGGTATCACGAAAACAAGCCGGGTGTGGACATCGACTTGAGCAATGTCTTTGTGGTGTGGGCTTGTAAGACCTTGCAGAATTACAAGTGCCTTGCTTCTACCACTATCAGCGGGGACGGCATTTATGCGGAGTACACCTATAATGGCGACAAGCAGGAACTCTATGAGGATGTGTACGGCAAACTCTCCAACACCTGCATTACTGAGGAATGATGTTCCCGACATTTATGTCGGAGAGAAAGGATGGAGACCTATGTCGTATATTCCTATCGGCGCTATCGTAGCCGCAATCAATATGCAGAACACTCTTGCACGCCAGCGGCGAGAGGAAGAAGCCAAGAAAAAAACGCAGGAGCAGAAAAACAAATAAGAACAGATCGCGGCAAGCCTCTGTTACACGCAACTTGCAAAAGCGTGCAAGTTTGTGGCAAGTTTTTGAATATAAGACGGTAATGCGATAAATATCAACTTGCTTATAACTTGCACACCGTGCAACACGCGCAACTGCCGCGCCTTTTATTTGCAATCATAGCTTAATTGGAAAAGCCACGGCTCGAGCGTGAGTTACAGGTTCAAATCCAGTTGATTGCACCAAGGCTGGGTCGCTCCCACCGGTGAAAGCCCGGCGCAGGCAAAACGCGATAGATAACCTGAACGCTGTAAGCAAAGCGGCAAGCCGATCAGGAGCGCGGCGCGATGGCAGACCGCAACGGGACTTCGAGAGCCTGAAAAAATCTGCCCGGCATCTGCTTGTGCGGACTCCGGTACTGCCGCAGTTACGCATCGCCGAAACCCATTACATCAAAGCAGAAACCGCGAATCCGCACGCGGGGATAAATGCAGCGGATGAAAAAAGCGTTGCGGATTTGCTCCCCGCAACGGGTGAGACCGGCATAGCAGAGACCGGTAGGGCGGGTCAGGGGAAATTTGGGAGTTTCTATGTTGGTACTTTGTGTAATTGTGGCATACCTGTTGAAAATGCCGTTTTTGTGGGTTGTTCTTTTGCTATGGTGCGGCTTTTTGGACGACAATATTATTTTTGCGTTTGCAAACAAGAAAAAGTAGGGCTGGTTAGGGGAATTTTGAGGTAGAAAAATGGATTGCAGGTTAGATTTTGAGATTTACTGGAAATCGTTTTTTCTGTTGCCGTCGCTTTCGTTTTTGCGTGACAACATGGTGTATGCGGTGCCGAACTTTGCAATCCGTTTTGATTGGCTGGTTTTCCACGCAAGACTTTTGCTGAAGGCGGGGTGATGCGGTGACACTGGAAGAAGCGAGAGAGCTGGAACGGGAAGCGTGCCGCAAAGACCCCGTTTATTTTTGTGAGACGTACTGCCACATTGAGGACAAGGACGCGGACGAGCTGATACAGCCATTTACGCTGTGGGATGGGCAGAAAAAAGCCCTGACGGTGTTTGCAGGGAATCGGCTTGTGTGCGTGCTGAAAGCGCGGCAGCTGGGGTTTACCTGGCTGGCGCTGGTGGAAGTGGCGCGGCTTGTGGCACTGAACACAGGCCGTACTGCCATAGGTTTGAGCCGGTCGGAGGACGAGGCCAAAGAGCTTGTGCGCCGCCTGGCGGTGATTCTGCGGTATATGCCAGAATTTATCCGCGAGGTGGACACACCGGGCGGCAGTATCCCGGGGTGGACAGGGCCGGTGTTCTACAAAAGCACGATGCAGGTAGTTGTGATGTGGCCGGACGGCCCGGAGAGCGTGTTTAAGGCGTTCCCGTCAAGCCCGGCGGCAGGCCGTTCGTTTACTGCCGACTTGATCGTGATAGACGAATGGGCGTTCCAGCAGTACGCAGAGGAAATCTGGCAGGCGGCATACCCGGTTATCAACCGACCGTTCGGCGGGCGGGTCATTGGACTATCTACCATCAAACTTGGAACGCTGTTTGAGGAAATCTACACAAACCCCGGCAACGGCTTTACCAAGCTGTTTTTGCCCTGGAGCACTGACCCGCGCCGCAGTGAGAAGTGGTACGCACAGACGGTCGCTGCACTGGGCGAGGATAAAACGATGCAGGAGTACCCTGCAACAGAGGGAGAAGCGCTCTCCGCACCCGGAGGGCGCTTTTTTAGTGAGCTTGACAAAGATACCCACTTGGTCGATGCACCGCCCACAGGGCCGCTTAGACGCTATGTAGCGATTGACTATGGCCTTGATATGCTGGCGGCACTTTGGATTGCCGTTGACCCGAACAACCATGCAACGGTGTACCGGGTGGACGGCGGGCCGAACAAGACGATAGGCGAGGCGGCAGACCTGATTTTGCGAGATTCCGAGGGCGAGGAAATTGATATGTATCTTGCACCGCCTGATTTGTGGAACCGCAGCCAGGAGAGCGGCAAGAGCCGTGCACAGCTGTTCAGCGAAGCGCATCTGCCGCTGGTGCAAAGTTCCCGCGATTTCCCTGCCGGGTGTGCGGCCATGAAACAATGGCTGCGCAAGGACGAGAAAACAGGGAAGGGGTATCTGACGTTCTACAAGCCGGGCGAGTTGTGGACGTGCCTGACGAAAATACAGAAGGATGATAAAAACCCTGATGTGTATGCGAAGAACCCGCACGGATTGACGCATTTCCCGGATGCGTTACGCTATTTTTGCGTTTGGTGGACAAGCCCGGCGAAAAAGCCGGTGAATATTAAAAAGCGGCATTGGACGGCAGATATGTACGAGGACTACAAGAACGCAAGCCCGAGTGACCGCAAAATGCTGATTGAGAAATGGGGGAGCCCTGCATGAGATGCCAGACCTGCGGCATAGAGTGCCGCACCGATTCCGAGCACGAAGTGCTGAAATTCATTTGCCGGAACAAGCAGTGCCCTGATTTTGGGCACGTAAGGGGGGAGAAAGCCCCCGACGTTGCGGTGATGCGGGTAAATTACCCTGTGGGAGCACAAGGAGAAGCGGGGAAATAGCGACACACTGCGGGCGTAGCCCCACAGGGGAAGGCAGGAGCGGGGCGTCGAGGACGCCGCCCCCTACAACTACGATAGAAGAAGCGCTTACCAGAGATGGTAGGCGCTTTTTTTATACAAATTTTTAGCCGGCGGGCGTTGTACGCGGAGGAACCTATGGACGAGTTTGAAAACGGCGTGACCGCTGGCGTAGCCGACCAGATCGAGAACACCCCGGAAGAAAACGTGGAAACTGTTGAAAACATGGAAACAGATGTGGAAAGTACGGAAACTGCCCCCGCGCAGGAACCGGAAATCCCCAACAATGTATGGGCCATTGCCCGCCAGCGCAGCGAGCGAGAGGCACAGCAGCGCGTAGACCGACAGTTTGCACAGCGCTTTGCCGGGTACAAGAACCCCGAGACCGGCGCGGCTATCCATACGATGCAGGATTACTTTGACGCGATGGATGCCCAGAACCGCATTGCCAGACAGAAAGCCATTGAACAGGCTACGGCCAACCAGACGGCAGAACAGCGTGCCGCATTGCAGCGCATCATTGACAACGACCCAGAGAAAGCACAGCTGAAAGCCGAGATGGAGGAGCTGAAAGCCGCAAGGGTCAACGATGAGGCGCAGGCGGCGTTCAACGCTGATTTTGCCGAACTGCAAAAGCTGGAACCGGGCCTGAAAAGTGTTGCTGACCTTGCCAACATGGAGAATTTTGGCGAGATCGTGAACCTGGTGCAGAACAATGGCCTGGATATGGTGACGGCCTACAAGGCGGTCAACTATGGCAAGGCCGTACAGAGCGGCACAGCGGCAGGGCGACAAGCAGCTATCAACGCGGCACGCGGCAAAGGGCATCTGGCGTCCCACGGAGGAGCCAATATGCCGGGCAAGGAAAAGACCATGAGCAGCGGGATGCTTGCGAAAGCACGTGAGTATTTCCCGGACAAGAGCGAAGAGGAGCTACAGAAGCTCTACAACTCAATTTGATTTTTGTGTAAAGGAGACTGACTATGGCAGTTATTTTTAGTAAGGCAAGCGGCCTTGCCAATGATTTTTGGAATGAGTGGGCTGACCTGCTCACCATGAAAATGAAGGACACCGACAACGAGAAGAACAACGATGACGAGCTTGTGAAAGCGCTGTTCAATGTCAAGAAGTCCAAGCGTTTCGGCGAGAAGATCGCAGGTATGTCTACCTTCTCCAACTTTGATCTGGTCGATGAGGGCGCGTCCAGCCCGCTGGATGATTTCGGCGAGGTGGAACCCAAGCTTATCCAGCATTCGGAGTTCAAGAAAGCGTTCCGCATCACCAAGACGATGATCGAGGACAACCAGTTTGATATGGCCGCTGCCCGCGCGGCAGCCTATGTGCGTGCCTACAAGCGCAGCCGTGCTGTGTTTGCTTCCAGCGCACTGACCAGCGCCGCCGCGACCTTTACTTACGGCGCAAAGACCGGGCTGGATTCCACCACTGCGGACGGCAAGGCCCTGTTTGCCAAAGACCATACCGGCAATACCGGCGTTGCCGCACAGAGCAATGTGTTCACCAATGCGCTGGGCACCGATGACGCGATGCTGAACAAGCTGGCGAATGTCGGCTTCAACTTCATGAATGCCTCCGGCAACCACATGGGCTATGTGTTCGACACCATCATCCTGCCTGCCAACCGCCCCGATATGATCGTGCTGGCAAAGAAGATTGCCAACAGTGACCAGCAGGTCGGCAGCAACTTCAACGATGTGAACGTCAACAAGGGTATGTGGAAGCTGATCGTTGACCATCATTGGCAGGCAGCGGAGGAAAGCAACCCCTATATCATCATGAGCAGCCAGGCCAACAAAGACCTGCTGGGCAACGTGTTCTATGACCGTACCGCGATGGAGACCTTCCAGAATGTGGACACGCTGACGCAGGATCTGATCACTTCCTGCCGTGGCCGTTTCAGCGCCGGTTTCGGAGATTGGCGGCACGTTATTTTGGGCGGCGCTGCTGCTGGTAGCACGCTGACCTAAGGCGGTGCGGCATGGTTCCTAAAGGATTGAAAATCGGTGACACCTTTGAGGACGGCAAGCGGCTGTATGTTGTGGAGGCTGTGAACAAGGACGGGACGTATTATTCCCGGGCAGTAGAGAACGACGAGGCTCACCCTGGCAGTGACAGCTTGCCACAAGGGGAAGTTGCCCGGAAACGGCGAACCAAGAAGCAGTAATTTTAGCGGCTCTGCTACGGCATGGCCGCTTTTTATCACATTTGCGGGGGCGTGACCCCACAGGAGTGACGATATGAAGAAAGACGATAAGCAGACAAAAGACCTTGAAAAATGGCAGGGCAAGCTATCCAGCGCGAAATCTGCGTACAGCGGCACGCTGGATAAGATGCGCAAGCGCGAGGCCATGTACTACGGCAGCCACGAGATACAGGGGGCCAAGAAGGATGCCACCAATGTGCGCAATATCATCTATGAGCTGATTGAGAGCCAGGTGGATTCGACCTACCCGCTGCCGAAGGTGACGGCCATCCACCGGGAGGACGAGGACAAGGCGCGCAAGCTGGAAAGTCTTTTGCGCAACCAGGCACGCCGGATGCACTTTACCGAACTGAATGACCGCAGTGAACGCACCGTGCCAGTGCAGGGGGCCGATTTTTTCCATGTGGAATGGAACCCGGCGGCGGGGTATCACTGCACACTGGGCGACGTAGAAATCGAGTTGCGCCACCCGCGGCAGGTCATCCCCCAGCCGGGCGTATACAAGCTGGACGACATGGATTATGTGTTTGTGCAGATATCCAAGAGCAAAGAAGCCCTGGAAGCGCGGTACGGCATTAAGCTGGACACCGACACCGAAGATGCGCCGGATGCCCGGGGCGGAGACGACGGCAGCACCCACAGCGGCGTTGTGACCCAGAACATTGTGTACTACAAGCATGATAAGGGCACAGTGGGGATGTTCAGCTGGGTAGGCAGCCAAGTGTTGGAAGATTTCCCCGATTATTACGCGCGAACGGCAGAGGTCTGCACAAAATGCGGACGCCGCCGAGTGGGGGATGTATGTGTCTGCGGGAACAAGAAGTTCAAGGAACAGCCCGTGCAGACGCTTACCCTGACCCAGGATGTGACGATGAGCAGCGGCGAGGTTTTGCCCGCACAGGTACAGGGCGAGGATGTGCCCATCATAAACCCGGATGGCAGCGTACAGCTGGACAATGACACCGGGGAAGTTATCCTGATGCCCGGCGAGATGCAGGCCAACGAGATACCCGCCTACAAGCCGCACGGTTTCCCCCTGATTGAGCGGGTGAACATTGCGGCATCGGATATGTTTTTAGGCGTATCGGACGTGGACATTGTGGCCGACCAACAGCAAGCCATCAACAAATACGGCACGAAGATACAGGAAAAGCTGCTGAAAGGCGGCAGCTGGGTCATTCTGCCGGAGGGTGTGCAGGCAGAACTGAACGACAACGAGTTAAAAATCCTGCGCATAGATAACCCGAGCCAGCGCAGTATGATCGATGTCCTTAACGTGCAGCCCAATGTGCAGAACGACCAGAATATGCTGGAATATAACTATAACTGGGCAAAATCGACGCTGGGCATCACCGATGCGTTCCAGGGCAAGTACGATAGTTCTGCGACATCCGGCAGTGCAAAGCAGTTCAGCGCGAACCAAAGCGCGGGCCGTTTGCAATCCAAGCGGGAGATGAAGAACAACGCCTACGCCAAGTTGTACCGCAAGATGTTTGAATTTTTGCTGGCGTATGCGGATGAGCCGTATCCCATGACGGATACCGACGTGGACGGCGAACAGCAGTATGGGCACTTTGACCGCATGGAGTTTTTGAAGCGGGACGCAGCCGGGGAATTGTACTGGAACGATGAATTTATCATTGAGGTAGACCCGGCAAGCAACCTTGCCAGCAACCGTGAACGGCTGTGGGATATGGCAAAGGTGGATTTCCAGGCGGGCGCGTTTGGCCCCATCGGCAATCTGAACACTTCAAGAACCTACTGGACATGGAACAAGAGCACCGGCTACCCTTACGCGGCAACGGTGCTGGAAGATATCAACAAGCAGCTGGAAGCACAGCGGCAGATGGAACAGGGGGTGAATGCTGTTGACCTGGAAGGAAATCAAACTGGCGACCTTACAAAAAATGTTCAGTTCTGACGGAACGGATATCACGAACCCGGATGAGTCGAACAAAGAGTACATGAACGCCATGCCGCAGGCCGCCAACGAAGCCATTGAAATGCTGTGCACGGCGGGGCGATACCTGCGCAAAAGCTGCCGTTTTACCAAAGAGGCGGACGTGCCGCTGACCGTTGACCTGGAAAAGACAGTACCGAATTTCTGGCGCACCGGGGTCATGGAAATCTACAAGATGGCCGACGGAACGCCAACCCCGGTGAGCGGCATTGTACTGTACGGCGGCAAGTATCTGGTATTCCCGGACAGCTATGCGGGAGAGTTTGAGTTTTTTTATGACGCAAAGCCCGAGATGCTGACGCTGACCACCGCCGACGACACGGTGATTGACATGCCGGACGACGCGGTTGTACTGCTGCCGCTGTACATGGCAAGCCAGCTGTACAAGGATGATGACATTACGGTGGCGACCTACTACCGCAACGAATTTGAAACCGCTTTTGAACGGCTGCGCAATCCGCAGGCTGTGACGAAAGAGGAATTTACCAGCAATACAGGGTGGTGGTAAGGATGGCGACATTCAGTATTCCGACGCCCATCAGCCGCTCCAAGCTGGTGATCGACAAGCTGCTGGGCATCGACTACACGAGCAACACTGCCAACGTGAGCACGAGCCAAAGCCCCAATGCGCAGAACATCATCCGCAGTGAACCCGGCAAGGTCCGCAAACGAATGGGATATGAAAAGCTGTACACCTACCCGGCCCGCATCAATGGCTGCCATATCCTGAAAGACAAGACGCTGATCCATGCGGGCACGGCGCTGTACCTGAAACCGACGAGCGGCAGCGACATCGGGTCTGCCATTTATACCGGGATGGCCGATGCGCGGAGCAGCAGTTGGCAGATGGACGATAAGCTGTACATTGCTGACGGCAAATGCCTGTTGGTCTATGACGGCAGTACCATCAAGAAAGCAAGCGACAATGCCCGCATCCCGACGCTGACGATTGCAAAAGCACCGTCCGGCGGCGGCAAGCAGTATGACGCATTGAACCTGCTGCAACCGAAGTTCAAGGAACTGTTTTCAGCAGACGGAACCAGCACCCAGTACCATTTGAGTTTTTCCGGGCTGGACAGTGCCAATGTGACGGTGCGCAAGCTGACGAGCAACGGCAGTTGGGAAACGATGACCAGCGGATACAGCTGCAATGCGTCAACGGGTGTGGTAACGTTCAACACTGCGCCGGGGAAAAGCCCTGTTACCGGCGAGGATAACATTGAGATCACCGCAAGCCGCACCGTGAAAGGCTATGCGGACAGAATCAACAAATGCAATATCGGCATTTTGTTCGGTGTGAACGGTGCGACCGACCGCCTGTTTTTAAGCGGGAATCCGGACTATCCAAACCAGGACTGGTACAGCGGGCAGTATGACCTGACCTACTGGCCTGATACCGGGTACAGCAAGGTGGGCACAGAGAAAAGTGCCATCATGGGATATTCCATCATTGAGAACCGCATAGCGGCGCACAAGGATGAGCACGAGACAGACCGAAACGTAATTATCCGGCAGGGCAATTTGGTGGACAATGAACCGGCGTTCCCTGTCACGAACACGATCCAGGGGCCGGGCGCAATCGCCAAATACAGTTTTGCCTACTGCGCGAACGAGCCAATGTTTTTGACAAACTTAGGCATCTATGCGATCACGCCCAGTGACATTGTGGGTGAGAGATTCAGCCAGAACCGCAGTTATTACATGAACGGCAAGCTGCTGGCCGAAGCAGGAAAGGGCGACGCCTACGCCTGTGTATACAAGGATATGTACTGGCTGTGCTTGAACGGCGTTGCCTATGTGCTGGACGGACAGCAGAATTTGGGCGCGAACAAGAACGAGCCGTATTCCACACGGCAATACGCCTGTTTTTACGAGACGAATATCCCGGCGCGGGTCATGTGGGTGAACGAGACAAGGCTGTATTTTGGCTCTGCTGATGGGAAAATTTATCGGTTTTATAACGACACCGAAGCGCTGACGAGCTACAACGACGACGGCAAGGCCATCTGCGCCGCGTGGGAGACCCCGGATTTGATGGGAACGCTGTTTTACAAGAACAAAAGTTTCCGCTATCTGGCGCTGCAAATGGCACCCAGTGTCGCCACGAGCGTGACAGTGTTTGCCATGAAGCGCGGCATCTGGAACCAGATATGGAAGGACGAACTGCACAGCCGGTATTTTACCTATTCCCAGTTGGTATACCACCAGTTCACCTACTCCAACGACCAGACGGCGCGAACGCTGCACAACAAAATACGCATCAAGCGGGTGGACAAGGCGCGGTTCCGATTTGTGAACGAGGAACTGAACCAGCCCTTTGGCCTGATGCAGATTGCCACAGAATTTGTGGAAAACGGAAACTTTAAGGGGTGAGGAAATGGCATTCAGAGAAATATTACCCGCCGATTTGAGCGGCAAGGGCAACGTTGGCAAACCGGACACACCGGGATTTAGCACAGCAGAGATGCAGCGGGTCATGGACGAAATACCGCGAGAAGTCATTGTGCCGATTTTCAACCAGCTTGTGACGGCCCTGAACGAAATGGCACTGGAAAACCGCACCCACAATGAGGGTGGCTGCCTGTATATCCGTTTAAACGGCGATAAAGTCCTTGAGACGAGCAACGACGGCAAGACCTGGCAGGCTACCGGCAGCAGTGGCCATTTGATACTGGACGATGGCGGCGAGGAAATGCCGCAGCGGAGCCGGATGCAGTTTATGGGCGCGACCGTGACGGACAATGGCGGCGTGACACAGATAGCACTGCGCAAAGGTGATACCGGCGCACAAGGCCCGCAAGGCCCGGTAGGCCCGCAGGGGCCAGCGGGTGCACAGGGCAATATTGGCCCCATGGGGCCGCAGGGGATTCAAGGCCCGCGCGGCGTGCAGGGTTTGACCGGCGCACAAGGGCCGACCGGCGCAACAGGCCCGACAGGCCCGCAGGGGCCGCAGGGTGAGAAGGGCGCAGACGGCACGAGCTTTGTTGTGCTGGGGCGCTACGACAGCCTAACGCTGCTGGAAGGGGCACACCCAACCGGCAACAAGGGCGACGCTTACGCGGTTGGTAGCGAGACCGACAACGTTGTGTACCTTTGGGATGTGGACGCCAAGAAATGGAACCCGATCGGCAGTTTGCAAGGCCCGCAGGGGCCGCAGGGACCGCAGGGGCCGCAAGGCGCTACCGGTGAGACAGGCCCCGTTGGCCCGCAAGGTGAAGTTGGCCCGGAAGGGCCGCAGGGCATTCAGGGGAAAAAGGGAGACACCGGCGAGCGAGGGCCGCAAGGCCTCCAGGGCTTGACAGGTGAGCAAGGCCCGGCGGGTGCGACAGGCCCGCAGGGTGAGAGAGGCGACCCGGGCGTTATCCAGAACGTGAACGGCAAGACCGGGGAATCGGTATGGCTGAATGCGGAGGATGTGGGCGCAGAAAACAAGCATGACTACAAAACCGTTACGGTAGCAGCCAGCGCCTGGACTTCCGGCGATTACACAGTGTCGTGGGACGACGGCAGCACGAGCAGCTACAACACCTGCGCCACCGTCACGGTGGCAGGGGTTACGGCAGACAGTCATATCGAGGTAAGTGACCGCACGAGGGTGACGGACGCGGTGCGGATGGTTGCCGCGCTGGAACCCGGGGCGGGAGTTGTTAAGTTTTATGCGAACGCAGCGCCGACGAGCGCGGCGGTCTTTGTGGTGGAGGTGAGCCAGTAGTGAGTAGCGCAACAAATAATCCGTATAAGCGGGAAGCGCCCGACAAAACGCTTACGAAAGAGGGCGTGGCCGCTGATGCTAAAGCCGTGGGGGATGCGCTAACAACTGTACGACATAAATTTGAGTGCGGTGAAGGGAAAATCCCTGCTGGTGAAACAGCAAAGTGGACGTTCGTGAGGGTAAATTATAAATACAAGCATAATATCGCCCCTATACCCGTTGCGGTTCATTTCAGAACGAATACAGCCAATACTGCATTAACGATAGAGTCCTATGATAAAGAAGGATTTACCGTGGGAGTCTACAACGAAACGGCTTACCATGACTTCTTATGGATTGCCGTGGAACCTGATTGATTTTTTGGAGGTATAGCAAAATGACGAATTTACGTTATTCATTCGGGGGGGGCCGTAAGACAGCCTTGTGCAGGGTGCACAGGTGCTGCTTATGAGTTCAACCCGCAACCCTTATTATCAGCTGCCCGGTGGTGCTGACCTGCCCGGCGATGTGCGCGTGAGCGATACGGCAGACGCCAGCAAGACTGCTGCGGGTGGCTGGGCGGCAAGCCCTGCGGCGGTGGCGGGCGTGGCTGCTACAATTCCAGAGTTAAAAACGGTTGATTTTTCTTTAACATTCTCCAACGGCGCATCCGTGGCAATGTTTTCTATTGATAATAAAATTATTGTTTCGATGCGAGAAGTTAAGAATTCGAATAATATAGTTATTGGCCATTACTCTCGGCTTGAAAGCGGAACTGTTGGCATAGTGGCTCTTCAATATGGGACGACGCCTTATAATGGAAATGCTCTAATTCGGATATGGTACTATGATTTAACTTAATCAGTGAGAGGACAAAAAAGTAAAACAAACCGGAATCTTTGAGGGCCGTGCGGCCGAAAATTTAAGGAGTTGATATTATGAGACTATCTAACGGCGAGGTGCTTCTGCATTGGCCTCTTTACATTCATGTGCTGACACAGGGCTGGTATTACAATGACGGCAGTTTGCACCAGGCCATCGACCTGCGCACGCAGAACGGCACGGACTACAAGCGCCCGGTCTACGCGGCAGAGGAAGGCACGGTTGACCAGACACAGAACTGGGACGGTCACACAAAGACTGGAATGCAGAGCTATGGCAACGTGGTGAGAATTAAACACGAGCCTTACAAGGGAAAGACCTTGCAGACGCGGTACGCACACCTTAGCAGCTATTGCGTCAAGGTCGGCCAGAAGGTCAAAGAGGGCGAACTCATTGGTTTTTCTGGCGTTAGCGGGAATGTGTTCCGTGCGCACCTGCATTTTGAAGTTATCCTGAACGGCAAGCGCACCAATCCGCTGGTGTGGCTGGACAGCGACTTCACCACAGCAAGCAGCCAGGTGTTTACCTACCGCACCGGTGAGCACGCAGTGGAAAAACCTGCAGACACTGCGCAGAACAGCGGCGAGGAAGTGCTGATTGATGTTGCCCACCACCAAGGCGCCATCGACTGGTCAAAGATTCCCTACCGCGCTATTGTTCGCATCGGCTACCGTGGTTATGGCAGCGGAAAGCTGATGAAGGACGAGCAGTTCGACGCCAACCTTGCAGGGGCGAAAGCAACCGGGAAACTGTTCGGCTTTTATTTCTTCTCGCAGGCGGTCACGGTGGACGAAGCCCGCAAGGAAGCCGATTTCTGCGCAAGCCTTGCCCCGACCGGCTACCCGCTGTTTTTCGATGCCGAATGGAGCCACGAGACACACGATGGCCGCGCCGACAACCTGACGAAAGACCAGCGCACGGCAATCGCGATGGCGTTCTGTGAGAGAGCCAAGACGCACGGATTCACGGCGGGCATTTATACTTTCACAGCCTTTGCAAGCGCGAACATCGACTATACCTACCTGTGTGAAGATTACATCGGCTGGCTTGCCGACACCCGCACGAACTACGACAAGACGTTGCCGCGCTACATCCACCAATACGGACAGGGCTATGTTGCGGGCATTGCCAAGGTGGTTGATTTGAATCATCTGGTCAAGGCCCTGCCCGCAGTGGACAAGCCTGCAAACAAGCTGCAAGTAATCACCATCGGGCCGGTGAGCCAGGGGGATGCAGATGCGGTTTATCTGCTGTGCAAACAGCGCGGCCTGACGGATGCAGGGCTGTATAAATCTGAATGGGCGGAGGAGTGATGCCGATGCAGCACGTATTTTCATTTACGATCGCGGAAGCCTGGGCGTTTTTGATTTACGCGGCAGGCGCTGCTGCCGGACTGTATGCCGGGGGCGTGGCCATAAGCAAAGTAATCGCCGCAGTAAAAAAGCCGAAGACCGACCAGGACAAACGCATTACCCAGTTGGAAGCGCGGGTGAACGCCATGGAGAGATTCTTGAAAAACGACAAACTGCGGCTTGACCGCATGGATGAGGGGCAGCACGTGACCATGCAGGCGTTGCTGGCTCTGCTTGACCACAATCTGGATGGGAACAACATTGACCAGATGCAGAAAGCAAAGGAAGCCTTGCAGAATCATCTGATCGGCTGAAAGAGGGTGTATATCTATGGGTGATTTTTTAAAAAATCTGGCAGCGCTTATCAAGGTAAAAACCATTGTGACGCTTGTGGTTGTTGCGGTTTTTGCCGTGATGGCATTGCAGAGCAAGTTACAGCCTGACACGGTCATGACCATTGTGACAATGGTCGTGGCCTTTTATTTTGGCACGCAGAGTGAGAAGAAAGGGGAATGATGTATGCCGAAACCAGTTACAGGGTCTACAAAAGATTACTACGTTAAACCCGGCACGAACAGAGTAAACCAGTATGGCAGCAGAAAAACATATACGACCGGCAGCAACAAATATACGGCCCCAAAGAAGACGTATACCCCGCCGGTGCAGACGGTGAGACAGCCAAAGACCACCTACACAGCCCCGGCCACGGTGGCATCCACGCCCACGTACAGCGCACCGCAGCAGAGTTACAGCGCCCCGCAACAGAACAACGACTATATGCAGAGCTACCTGAACCAGATGCAGAGCGCCTTACAGGCGGCCCAGCAGCAGGCAGCGGAAGCCCAGCGCCGGGCAGAAGAACAGATGAGAGCCGCGCAGGAGGCACAGCGCAAAGCGCGTGAGGAAGCTTACCAGCGCAGTGCGGCCCAGCAGAAAACCGACTACGAGTACGGCCAGGGCCAGCTGAACAGTGCCGTAGACAGCGCCTTGCAGCAAGCGTACATCAACAATATGATGAGCCGGCGTACCCTTGCCCAGCAGCTTGCGGCGCAGGGCATTGGCGGCGGCGCGGCGGAGACCACGACCGCCGGTATGCTGAACAACTACGGCAGCAGCCGCAACGCCCTGGAAACCGAACGTGCCGCCCAACTGGCAAGTCTTGCGAACACCTTCCAGAACAACATGGCCCAGCTGGAAAACCAAAAGGCCAGCGGCGACGCAGCCGATTTGAGCCAGTACCAGACGAATTTGAGCAGCCTGACGGCGAACAACGCAAACAACTTGATCAGCCTGATGCAGGGATACGCGAACATGGCCGCCAGCATGCCGCGATTACAGCAGAAGTTCAACACAAGCACCGGGCAGTGGGAATACAGCTACGAATAAAGGAATGGGGCGGCAGAGGAAAAGCCGCCCCACCACTTTTTGTATATGGGAGGTCTTGACAGATGGCAAAAGTGAGCAACCGGGAGGATGCGCTGCTGAACGCATATTTGAACCGGTACAAAAACGCCCAGGCCAGCACGGTGAACGAGGGCCAGAACAAAACGCAGACGGCGCGGGCAAAAGGCGCGGCGCTGCTGAATGCGACCGACAAGACCCTGCCTGTACTGAAAGACACGTTCAGCGACACCCTGCAAAACATTGTGCAGGGGGCCAGCCTGGAAAACAGCTTGAACAATGATGTGCTGAACCGCCAGATGAGGCTTGCACAAGCCAAGTTCGAACAGGCAAACGACCTGTACGAGCAGCAAAAAAAGGCACAGCAGTATGCCGAAAAACAGGCAGCGAAAGAAGCGGCGGCAGCGGCCAAAGCGGCGGCCAAAGCGGCCCGGAGCGGGCGCAGAAGCGGAAAGGGCAGCGGGAAATCCGGCAGCAGCACCGGCAGCGCCAGCGGCGAGGATGCAGGGGCAGCGATGGATGCGCTGTTTGGCAGCACTGCAAATACCGGCGGCAGCACGGCTGGCAGCAAGCCCAAGGCAGAGGACACGAAAAAAGACGAGACAAAGAGCGAAAAGCCAAAGGAAAAGAGCGCACAGGAAAAGTATCTGGAAGCGAAAAAAGCCGGTACCCGCACGACCGCCGCAAAGAGCTATGCCGAGCAGAACGGTACAGGCCGTGTGAGCGCCGCGCAGCCCGCCCAAAGCCGCGCTGTAACGCGGGGCGGGAAAGTTATCGGCAGCAGTTACGCCGCCGCAGGAAGTGCCCCTAGCGCGGCAGAGACGCAGGCTGCAAAGGACAAGCGCAACGACTACAAGAGCCAACAGGAGGACATTGCTGCCGCGCTGAAAAAAATGCAGAGCGATGCGGACTACCGCGCCGAGCTTGCCGCACCGGGGCGCAAGCTGACGAGCGCCGAAGTGGCGGCGGTGAACCAGTACGAAAAGAGTGCAAAAAGCACCGGGTTCAGCGGGCTGAAACGTGTATTTGACCTTGCCAAAAACAGTGATAATTTGAGCAAGGAAGAGTATGCCAAAAAATCCGCCGAACTTAACGCCGAACTGAACCGAAACAGTGCGCTGCGCGGCAAAGCACAGATGAACGGAGCCGGGCAAAGTGCGCAGGCGTTTACCGCCGGGCTGTATGACAGTGTGCCATTTTTGGCTAAGGCAAGCGATGCAATGGCGAGTGCCGCCAACGCAACCGGGCTGGGGACAGAACTGCCGATGCTGTCAAAGACTTTGGAGGACACGAAAACCTATGACCCGCTGGCAGCGACTGCGGGCACGCTGGCCGGTAAGAGTATGCAGTACAGCTTGTTCAATACCGCTATGGCGGGCACGCCGCTTGCGCAGATGATGGGCAAGGCTGGTAATGCCGTTGTGGGGCAGGCAAAGAAAATCCCTGTGTTGGGGAATGTACTTGGCGCGGGGGCCGGGGATGCGCTGGGACGCATTTTGACCGATACGACCGCAGACCTTGCGCTGGACACGCTGCCCACGCTGGCGGATGATTTGAGCACCTATTCTGCCCAGCAGGAGGCAATCGCCAATGGGCAGACGGTAGACGACGCCCTGACCCCCGGTAAAATTGCGGGGAACACAGCTAAGAACATTGCCGGGAACGTTGCCATGAATGCACTGCCGGAAATTGGCGGGGCGTTGTTCAACAGGCTGAAAGGCACAGCGGGTGACGCTGCGCAGGACGCCTTGAAGCAGGCTGACAATGCCGTGCAGGATGTGCAGAGCGCCGCACCGGCAAGAAACATTGTGCAGCCGGAAGCCACCGGCACAACCGGGCTTGCCGCGCAGATACAGCGGATGAACACGCCAGACGCAGCCAATCGCAGCGCACTTGATACGCTGGATGAACTGCGCGGGCAGGTCAATTTGAACGGTGCGCAGGAAAAAGAAGCCGAGCAGCTGCGCCGCGCCGTGTTGCAGCGCCAGCAGGAGATTGGCGATGAAGCCAAACTTGCGCTGCAAAATACGGACAGTTTGCCGATTGACGCGCAGGGGCAGGCAGGTTACAATGGAGCAAAGGCAGGTGCTGTAAATGAGAACTTGGGAGAAAACATTCCAGCAAACATTCGGGTCGATGCTGAATCTAGCGGAGGCAATGAACTACAATCCGGAAGCGTTAGAGATGGACTTTCTGGACAAGCAGGTGAAGGCTGGCAAGGTGGCGCCGAGAGTGTGCTCGGACGAGGAGTACAAAACAATGATGCGCGAAACGCTCAATCAGTGGCAGAGTGGGCGCAGACAATCACAGGAAAAGACCGCAGAAGCCCCTACACAAGACGCATAGAATCGCTGCACAGCCAGATGCAGAACGGCGCAAGCCGTGATGACCTTGCAGAGGAAGCCAAAAGCATTGCGCTTGGCATTGTGAGGGCTGATGATTACGCAGAGCCGTTGGATGAATCCGCAACGATTCTGAAAGAATATCTGAAAACTACGCCTATCAAGGTCGATGCACAGACGCAGGGCGAGCTGCTGAATGCCAGCGGCCTCAAGACTTTGTCGCAGTACAATATCCAGAACGGCACGCATTTTTCGCTGAAAGATGGCGTGGATTACGACACTGCCATAACGGAAGTGTACGACATGATGGGCATGGGAAACCGCATACCGGACGGCAACGCGGCAGACGCCCTTATGGGACTTGTGCAGCAGAGCAAAGCTGGGCCTTTGGTTGATGCTGATATGCGCGGAACCGTCATAGACTATATGCGGGATCGTATCCTTGATGGCCCCGGCAACGCACCGCTTGGCGGCGAGGATTTTGCAGACTGGTTAGACACGCAGTCTTTCGACCGGAATGCGCCTGACTATGTAAAACGGGTATATGAGCGCGGTGACGCTGCAATGCCAACCATGAACACAGCGCCTTTGGCTGATGCCGGGGGCGCTGCATTTTTGCAGCCGACTGACACCGCGAGTGAGCCTGTGCCGGGCATGGACATTGTGGAGAATGCCCGCCAGACAGCAGGAGCCGCCAGCGGGCAGAATGCAACGCGGCCCCTGAATGGCAGCGAGAGCGTGCCGGAGAATGCAGTTGGCGCGGAAAGTACACAGTATGACCGCCGCGAAGTGGTGAACCAGGACTACGCGAACCAGCGTGCGATGGGCGGCAAAATTGATGCGGACGAGGCCGCAGCAGCAGGTATCGGGAAACAGACTCATACCGTATACAGCAGGGCAGAAGGTAAGGATACCGCCAAACAGGATTTTGATTTGTTAGTACAGCAGAACGGCGATATTTTGAGCGCCGGGCGCACGGTTGCGGATGAATTGGCACGAAAATCAGCTGACGGAAATTTTGATGCCAGCGACGTATATCGCGGTTATTATGCCGCCGACCAGCTGCAAAATATTCTGAACAGCTACGAAAAAGGCAGCGCAGATGCACAGTTGGTGCAGGCGCAAATCGAAAACCTGAACCGCGCTGTCAGCGCCGGGCAGAGCAAAAATGCCCAAGCATTGAGTGCGGGGCGCTGGGCGCAAATTGACGAGTACACTCCCATCCGCAAGTTTGAACAAATCGCGCAAAGAAAAGTAAATGATTTTGCGGAAACGCGAGGCGGCAAGCAACTGGAATCTTTGGCATCAGATGTTGTAGAAATGGCGAAGTCCGGGCCTCAGGACGAAGAATTTACCGCTTTTTTGAAGGCACAGGGCGTTGATGTTGGAGATAATCCACTAAACGCACAAATGGACGACCTTGCCAAGCGCATTAAGAGAATGGCAGATACAAAAGGTATCAAGGCCACCAATGAGCAAGCAAAATCTGCGGCTGCCAGCATTCTCGCCGGAGGCAATGCAGACGATGTGTTTAATGCAATGGCGCGTAAATCTCTCGGCATTGAGAATTTAAGCCAGGAAGATTACGACTATGTAAAAAACGCATTTGCCGAAATGGCCGATATGCCTGACAGCAAAGCACGCTACGAAAAGGAAATGGATGCATATAAGCGGCTTACCAAATATTTGCCTGCCAAAACATTTGGCGACAAGATGGAAAGTATCCGCTATCTGTCTATGCTGGGAAATACCAGAACCCACGCAAGAAATGTGCTTGGTAACGTATCGATGGGCGTTGTAACCCGCGCAAAAGACAATGTTTCCGGCGTGATGCAGCTTGCCTTGCCGAAAGACCAACGAACAAAAGCCGTTGGAACAACCCTTACAGCCGATGGCCGCAAGATGGTAGACCTTGCCAAAGAGTACGGGCAGAACAAAATGTATTCTGTTTTGTACAATGACGGTAAGTTCAATGCGGAAAGCGGGCTGCGTGCCGCGCAGGATACGTTTACAAGTAAGCCCGGGAAGATAATCCAGAAAGCGGCTGACATCAACAGTGCATTGCTGGAAAAAGAGGATAATATTTTCCTTACTTCGGCATTTGGCAATGCAATGGCTAGCCAGCTGAAAGCGCGTGGCTATGACAGCAGTGTTTTTACTGCAACTGATGCCAAGAGCAAGCAGGCACTTGTGGATGCAGCTGCAACGGCTTTGCGCGATGCAAAAGAAGCCACATTCCACGAAGATAACTTCCTTTCCACTGCACTGAAAAATTATCAGAATGATATTAAAGGGCACGGAGTCGGCGGAAAAATACTATGGGCGGTGGGCGAAGGCGTTTTACCGTTCAAGAAAACCCCGCTGAACATTGCCAAAAATGCAATGGAATACAATATTGTAGGTGGCACAGTAGAAGCTGCTTATCGCTATGCCACAGGTGCAAGCAGCGCAGATGTAATTGACGCTGCTGCCAAAGGTCTGACCGGCACGGCATTGATGGGCATTGGCGGTATCCTTGCTTATAATGGACTGCTGAACGGCAGCAAGAGCGGAGATGATCGCGCCGATGCGTTTGATGAGATGACAGGCAAACAGGAATATTCCATCAATATTCCAGGTAAAGGAACGTACACCATTGATTGGGCCAGCCCCGCAAGCGTACCGCTTTTGATGGGCGCCGAGATTGCCAATGAATGGCAGAACGACGGTCTAAGTGTTACAAAATTCCTTGACGCTGCGCGAAAAATTGGGAACCCAATTTTGGAAACCACGATGCTGCAAGGACTGAATGACACTCTGGACAGCGTGAGCTATGCAGATTCCAACGATAAATTGGCAACGCTTCTCGGTGGGACGCTGGGCGGTTATGCACAGCAGTATGTTCCAACCGCGCTTGGTCAAATTGCTAGAACCATTGACCCTATGCGCCGTTCCACTTATGGCGGCGGGGATAGCAAGACCGAAAGGAATACCAACTACGCAATCCGAAAAGCGGAGAATAAAATCCCCGGCTTGAGCATGAACAATGAACCGTACATTGACCAGTGGGGCCGCGAAGAGGCAAGCTTGGACGGTACGGACGATACGGCGGGCGGGATGTTTTTGCGAGGGGCGTACAATTTTGGAAGCCCCGGGTATTACAGCGCCGAGAACATCACCCCTGTGGATGAGTACCTGCAGGGGCTGTACGGCAGTACGAACGACAGCCATGTTTACCCGGAGAAGGCCAGCAGTAAAATTACCGTTGACAGCGATGACTACTACATGACCCCGGAGGAAAAGACCGAGTATGCCAAGACAAGCGGTCAGACAGCCTATGACCTGGTTGACGAGCTGCGGCAGAACAGTATGTTTTTACAGCTGCCGGAAGACCAGCAGAGTGCGCTTGTGCAGGATGCCTACACGGTAGCCAAGACCGCTGGCGGCGTGGCCGCTGTGGGCGACGGCGTGAGCGGTACGGAGAGCAAAGAGTACGAGGCATACCGGGACGGCGGCGTGGAAGGATTCAGCCAGTATGTGCTGATGAAGAACGCCACTGACCTTGTGAGGGATGAAAAGCGGGAGACGAGCGGCAACGACAATGCCAACCTGGACACCGTGGAAACCTGGAACACGCTCTATTCGCAGTTCGGTGAGGATGCTGTTGGCAACTTTGTGAACAGCACCAAAGAGGGCAGTACGGTACGTAGCATCAGTGACCTTGCCGGAGACAAGGCTGTAGCCGCTTATATGCAGGCTTACAGTGCTGTGGCAAAGACGCTGGACGAGGACCAGACCCCGGACAAGTTCACCGTCGGTTACGGTATGCAGAAATACGGCCTGAGCGGAGACGACTTTGCGAGGGCGTATCTGGCAGCGTACTACAAGAAGGACAAGAACGGCAAGTACCCGGAAAAGGGCG